ATGCGATCCCCTCGGGGGTATGCACCACGAGTGAGGCTTCCTTGAGGATCACGTCAAGCTCGACACATACGCGGTAGGTTTTGGTTTTTGTGGTTCGCATTGGCTTACTCCTTGCTTAATTCGTCCCACTTCTCAAACGCCCGCTTGGGCGCCTCTAGTTTAGCCTGGTTCTCGCTCAGCCCTTCTGACAGAAGCTGTCGGTAGGCGCGCAGTAGCACGAGGCGGTGTCGAGGTTTTTCGAGGTCGAGAACCTCTGGCTTTTTCATTGGCTTACTCCTTGGTCTTCTTGGGCACGACGGTTGCGTCCACCAGCATAAAGCCGGTCACCTCCAATGCACTCGCCGTATCGTTGTCGCGTTCGCAGCGACGCGCGTTCCTCTCGCCGCTGGCGCGCAGGCGCAAGCGATGGGCCTGGTCCCGCAGAACATCGCGTACTGCTTCCAGCACTTCGGCCGGGGTATCGGCTTCGATGAGGATACTCATTGGCTTACTCCTTATGGTTGGTTTGGTTGGTTAGAACGCCACCTCCTGCTTGGCGAACAGATCCAGGAGGCATCCCTGCATACGCGATTTAGACTGCAACCGCGCATAGGTCGCCCGCTCCACCGGTGTGCCGGCCATGTGCACGATGAGCGTCTTGCTCGTCTGGCCGGGTCGGTTGATGCGGGCGTTCGCCTGTTCGTAGATCTCCAGACTCTGCGTCGGGCTGTACCACACGATGGTGTTAGCCTCGGTCAGCGTGAGCCCGTGCGCCAGCGTCTGCGGGTGCGCGACGATGATCCACGGCGATGGGCGCGACTGGAACTCGCCGAAGATCCGATCGCGCGCACCGCGCGCGGTGCCGCCATGCACTACCGCAATGTCGTGGTGCTTACTACGGAGGTAATTCGCCACACCGTCGAGCGCATGCAGGAAGGGCACCAGCACCAGGAGTTTCCTGTCGGTCTCGCTGATCACCTCGTCCAATGCGTTGAGCCTGCCGGTGGACGGCAACGCGAAAATGGTCTTTTTATCGGTGTAGATGAACCCGCAGCTCACCTGTAGCAGCTTGCTCTGCAGCACGCCTTCGTTCACCGCCGTGATACTCTCGCCCTGCTGGGTCAGCATGCGCGCCTTCGCGTACAGCAGCCGGTATGCGTCGGCGGCCTGCTTGTCCATGCCCACCTGGCGGTCCACCCAAGAGCACTCGGGCAGCTCCATCACATCCTCACGCGTGTAGCGTACGCTGGGCGACATGGCCTGGCGCACGATCGCGTTGGCCTCCGGCCTCGGCAGCCACTTGAACGTGCTCACCCGCCGCATGGTGTGGTCCTGGAATTGGTTGAACGTGCGGGGAACTCTGGCAGGCGTTAGCATCTTCACCTGTGCCCAGGCGTCGGTCGGCGCGTTCGGCGTGGGCGAGCCGGTCAACCCCCAGGCGAACTGCGTGTTGCTATGGTTGACGACGGTCGTCGCGAACTTCCAGCGATCGGTCTGCCGGTTGCGGTAGGTCGCCAGCTCGTCCAGCACGACGATGTCGAACCCCGCCTCGGCGATCGCCGGGCCGAGAACCTTCAGCCCGTCATGGTTGATCACGCAGATCGCCGCGCCTTCGTCCAGGAGCTTCAGGCGCTTCTCCTTAGTGCCGTAGAGCACGACCACCTTGCGCGTGGACATGAACAAGGTGAAGCACTCGCGTTCCCATACCGGTGTCAGCGTGCTCAAGGGTGCCACGATCAGCATGCGCGACGCCTGCCCGGTGCGCATCAGGTAGTCGGCGGCATACAGGACCGCTCTGGATTTGCCGGTGCCCATCGACGACAGCACGTAGGCCCGGGGTGACTCGGTCAGCAGCGCCGCCGTGGTGCGCTGGATGTCCCATGGCTGCGAGCCGCGCCAGTCATAGCGGGTGAGGATCGGCGCCGGCACCGGAATGCCCAGGTTGCGAGCGAGACGCGCCTCGGTGTGGTCGTTGGGCATGATCAGCATGCGTGCGCCGCGCCAGGCGAAATCCTTGGCGTGCGGCACGATCTCTTTCAGTCCGTCATGCCACGGCACCACGACATGGGTACCGTTGGCAGTGACGAAGGTGACCGGCGTCTCAGCATTCATCGTCTTGTGCCTCGATCAGCTGGGTCAGTATTTCCTCACTGCACATCGCCAACATCAGTCGCCGCATTTTATGGTTAGGTTCGCGCGACACCGACCAACCGGTGAGCACTGCGAGTTGCGCATGCAGCAGACGGCACTGCCACTGCAGGTCAGCCAGTTCGGCTTCTACTTCTTCAGCGTTCACGCGGCTGACCCCCATTTGTCTACGCTCTTCAGGAAATTCTCCAAGATCTTCAGGCTCTCCTCACTGTCGATCACGAATGCCGTGCCGCCCGCAGCATAGATGGCTGCGAGCGCGCCCTGCTGCCGCTCCGTCGGCTTGGCACCGGGCTTCTTCGCCTCGATGCCGATGAACAACCCGTCGAAGCACACCAGGTAGTCGATGGTCGGCTTGCCGTAACCCGACGGCACCGGCATGAACGTATACACTCGTTCGCCATATGAATCAAGAAGTTTCTTGATCCTGGCTTTGATTTTTCCCTCTGGTGTCATTCCGGTTTTCCCGTAAAAAGAGGGGGTGTCGGTTTTTCCCCCACGCTACAGGTGTAGAATTTAGGGACATTCGAGTGCGATCCGCGCGATGTGCTCGTCGCTCGGGAAGTTATCGATATCGTCGAACTCCACGGTGCGGGTATTGGCGAATGTCAGTACGAACCGCGCGGGGCGCGTGCCGTCCTTGGAGAAGAAGTCCAGGGTCTTCACCTTATGGGCGATCGACATAGGCAATAAAACCACCATGCGCATGCTCTGCTGTTCCAGCTTCGCGCGCAGCACGTCGACGCTGATCACAGGTCTCTGCGCCGCCTGCGCCGCCTGTAGTTGCTGCCATGCTTGTGCTTGTGCCGCCTGCGCTGGTTGCAGCGTATTTGCCGTTTGTGTCGCGAGTATAGTCTCATAGAGTGGTGGACATGTTATGCCACCGTTCGCACCCATCGGCTGATTCCCCAGCAGACCGCCCAGGTAGTTACCCAGCAGGTTCCTCATTTGCCGTTGAACGGACATGTTTTGACACCGCAGTAGCGCCGGCATAACCCGCCGGGGCGCGGCGGGAACTCGTTGTTCGTGCGCGCGCGCTGGAGCGCGTTCACCCGGGGCAGGATCTCGTCCCAGATCTCCGGCAGGTCCGCCCTGGTGTAGTGCGCCTGCTCGGTCTGCTCGTAGCCGACGAACACCAGGGCGGCGCGCACCCGGGTGACCTCGGGGTCGTGCGCGAAGATGGTGGCCGCCGCCAGCTGCAGCTGCGTGACGTCCTCCTTCGGCCGGCCGGTTTTGTAGTCCAGCGTGATCGCCACGCCGTCATTGCGTACGTTGGTGTAGTCGATGACCTGGCGGAACCAGGCACCGGGAGCGAACCAGGCGACCGGGGCGAAGTCCTTGCTGATCGCCAGCTTGCGCTCGGCGTGCACCGCGCCCGGCGCCGACGCCAGCTTGGCCAGCAGCGGCTCGTACATGCCCATGCCCAACGGTAATTTTTCACCGAACGCGACGCGCGCCTCGAACGCCGCGTGGATCGCCTTGCCCGAACGGATCGCCTCGCCCTCGGGTTCGACCACCTCTTTGGTGACCGAGTAGGCCTGGTAGCGCCTGGGACACGTCTCAAAATTGTTGAGCTGCGAGTAGCTCCAGGCGAAGGGCTTGGGTTTTACCTCGGAAGTAACGGTGCTCATTGGTGTGTCACGCGATGATGATGGTAAGGCTGTCGACGGCGCGCGTGATGCCGGTATAGAGCCAGCGTCGGCGATCCTCGGCGTTTTTACGCAGCATCTGCTTAGAGTCGAATAAGGTCACCCTAGGCCACTCGCTGCCTGCCGCCTTGTGCACCGTACACGCGTAGCCAAAACTGAACCATGTCTCAATCAGTGGCCATTCGAGTTCCGACGGTAAATCCTCAAACCGTACGCCTTGGACTATCATCGGAATGCCGTCCACATCAATCGTAATAGAGGTTTGAGTGCCACCCTTGAATGGTTCGAGCAGCGTATATATTGCGCCGTTGTAAAGTCCCATGGCGCTGAGATTTTTGCGGCACATGACTGGTTCGCCCGGCTGTGGCGTAGGTAGTCTGATGTCGCGTAGACGCCGTGCCATGCCGTTCAGGTTCTTGCGTTGGTCGTTGGTGAAACACAGCATAATGTCCGCACGAAGGAAATCCTCGGTGGTTGCATAACTGTGCAGCTGCACAGCGTCGCCGTCCGGTAGATATCGCTCACCCTGGCGAACCCGATGTGCCTGACGGATGATAGGACTGTCCATTGCTTGACGATGGATGTGCTGCAACTCCGCGTTTGCGGTCAGGAAAAATGCTTCATCCTTGACCGGCTGTAGCTGTCCGGGATCACCGCATGCGAGGACGCGAGCCCCGGTTCGCTGAATGTCGTGCATCAGTTCCTGTCCGACCATCGAACATTCATCAAGTAGCACCAAGGGTGCGGCGACCAGCTCATCCTCACCAATTGCCCGGCGGAAAATCAGATCGATGTCCTTTCCTGTCTTTGGGTCCCTGATAATTTCCTCCAGACGATAGAAGAAACTATGGATGGTCTGAGCGTTGATACCGGTTTTGCGATGAAGCACCGACGCGGCCTTTCCAGTCAACGTAACCAGGCAGGTATGTGCGTGCTCTCGCGCAAATTTCGCCAGCAACGTAGTCTTGCCGGTCCCGGCAAGACCAAACACCGTAAACACTTTTTCATCATCGTGCTCCGCAAAATTGCGCATTTGTTGGTAAACCGCCAGCTGTTCGTCGGTCAGCTCAACTTCGCTCATCGGTTCACTCCCTGCTCGGCCTCCAGGAGGGTCCGCCCCCAGCCGCCCTCGCTGGCTAGCGGCAAGTCCCTGGCCCATACCGGCGGCGTGCAGAACTCCCGGAGTAAGATCTCGTCCAGCTCACGCACCGACCCTTCAGGACAACAGTAGTCCCAACTGTCGTAGGTTCCCATGAACGGCCGGTAGCCGGTCTCGTGGTGCACCCGGCACATGATGTCGGTCACCACGATGCGGGCCAGCGCCTGGGTGATGTTCTCCACCAGCTTGGCACCGTAGAGCTTCTTGCGCTCGCCCCTAGGGCCTTTGTAGGTGATCACGTAGCGCCCGGTGCCCTCGTCGGTATAGGCCAGGTCGGGATAGCGCAGCGCCAGTCCGTTGGGCAGCACGACGCGGTCACGCCGGATGTCGATCACCGTGATAGGCCCGTCAACGCCACGCCCGCCGACCATGGTGTCCAGCGCTATCGCCATGGCGTTCCACAGGGCCGGGATCTCGCGATAGTAATCGCGGTACATCCTGACCAGGGTGTCCGCTTCGCCGTCGCTGAGGTCCACCGACACACCTCCCTGGCCGATATAGAGCGTCTGGCGGAAGCGGGCGCCTGAGGCGCCATAGCCCAGACTCAACACTGCGGTTTTGCCGGTGAAGCGCTCCTTGGCGTCGGCCTTGGTGATGGACCTGAGATAACAGAGCGAGGCGAACTCGCTGTAAACGTCGCGGCCTTCTCGAAAACCCTCCAGAAGCACGTTACAGCCGGCCAGCCACGCCAGCATCCGGCACTCGATCTGGCTCGCATCGCGATGCAGGATGCGCCAACCGTCCGGCGCCACGATGGAATCGCGGATCACCGACCCGCGCGGCAGGTTGGCGAAGTTGAACCCCGCCGTGCCGGAGAACCGCCCGGTATGCGCGCCGAAATACAGATAAGGCACCGGCATCCAGGCGTTCCCCCGCCCCTCCCAGTCGCGCCGCGACAGGTTGAGCATGGTGAGTGTGCGCGTCTCCTCGATGGTGGACTTAGCGCCCTTGCGCAGTGCGAGGTGCAGCTGCACCGCGAGCGGCAGGCTCGGGTTATCGCAGAGTTCCTTGAACTCGCGGTCGTTCTTGCTGAGCGCCCAGGTGAGCTTGCCGGTGGTGGGTGAAAGCTTGCGCGGCGGCGAGATCCCCTGGTCGATCAATAACTGCGCGAACTTCTCGTTGGACGCGTAGAGCGCGCGCTCGGTGCGGGCGAACATGCGCTCGCGCTCGACGACCAGCTGGTGGTGGTGCAGCGCCAGCTTGTGCATGTTCAGCTTGACCATCGGCTCGATGAACATGCGCAAGGAGAGGTCGATAACCGCCAGCTCGGCGGTGGGGAATTTGTACTCCGCGATGAAGCGCCTGAAGATCGCGTGACACAGCTCGGTGTCGTGCGCGCAGTAGCGCGCATAAGCGTCCAGCTCTCCGGGCGTGAAATCCTCGCGCCGCACACCCATCGCACGCATGACCTCATCGCCCTTCGGCGGCAGCCCCAGGTGCTCGGCCACCGCCTTGAGCGACGACGAGCCCTTCTCGGCATGGGTCAGCGCGCGCGCCATGCTGAGCGTGTCCAGATAGAGCCGGGGCGTGTAGCCGTAGTGCCAGGCCAGTATCGCGCCGTCGAAGCGCATGTTGTGGCTCAACAGGGCGACGTTGCCCCAGTCGATCGCGGCCAGTGCGCGCTCCATCTCGGCCGGCTCAGAGTACGCCTGCACCGGCCCGTCGCCCTCTTTGATGGACACCAGGATCACCTGGAACAGCGGGTTGAGAATGTAGTCGACCTCGCTCATGCGCGAGAGCGAGTAGGTGTTTGACCAATACGTCTCGAAATCCAGTGTCACGACGGACATGACTGGCTTATCCTTGCGGTTACCACAGTAGTAGGATCAGGTTGGCGCACGCAAGGGAAAGGTGATGTCGCCCGGTATGCGCTCCCAGTTGTCGATCACCGGGTAGATTGCGCCGGGTTGGTCCAGCGTCACCGGCGACAGCATGCGCCCGCCGGTGATCTGCAGATCGGCCACCTTCAGCAGGTCCTTATACCTGGTGAACAGCAGATGGTCGTTCTGATAGCGCGATATCCCGCGCATCGGTGGGTTCCGGAACCGCTCGATCCACATGTCCAGGCGGTCTCTCTGGTGGTGGTATTTCTGGGTGCCGGGGTCGACCACCGTGGTCAGGGTGGGCCACAGGTATTTCAGATGCCCGGCGGTCGGTGTGATCTCGCTCGCTATCGTAATGCGTACGCAATGGGTCACTACCTCGTACATGCGCACCTGCTTGAGCAGCTTCTCCAGCCACGCGATGAGGGCAGCGCGTTCCTCCGCCGTAAGATTGCCCAGCGTCGCGGGCAGATGGGTTTGGGTACCGGGCTTAAAGTCCCGCTGGTCTTCATGCAATGTGTAATGGCCATGCCGATAATAGATCGATCTGGGCAGGCACATGGTCAGGGTGAGCGAGCGCTTGAGTTCGGGGAACACCTCACGCAGGAACCCCACACGTATTTCATTGGTTTGACGGATAGTCTCCACCCCTTCTTTTTTCAGTTGTTTGAGAGACTCGATCTGCTGAACGGTGAGACCCGACGCACCGATCTGTATTTGCTGCACATCGAGCGGAAAGCCCAACCGGTTCAGGTCCACCATGCGATTCGCGAGCTTTAGCGACGTGTCACGGATATGATCGCGGATTTCCTGCGACAATGGCCAGTTCGGCATTGCGGCTTACCTCCTTGTTTATTACTTTCTACGGCATTAAAAATCAGCTCAGCGGTTCAGAGCTGAAGGCGCACCACCTCGCCCCACGGGGGTTCTACGTCGGTGGTCATGGCCCAGATCATCGGATAGGGCGGCGCATGCGGATCGAAGGTGCCGAGGCCGTCGGTCAGGTAAATCAATGTCTCCGGCCTGAGCTGGTGCTCCTCGACATAGGCAGTCACCGGGCGGAAGTCGGTGCCCCCTCCCCCTTTGAGACCCTTTTCACGCAGTCCCTCGAACTCGTCCAAGGTCGTCACCTCGTCGACCTGGGATATCCTCGCGTCGCAGCCGATCACCACGATGCGACGCGGCTTGCAGTCATTGAGGATGCCGCCGACCTCAGCGAGGAACGCCGCCAGCGCGCGCGAACCGATCGAGCCCGACGTATCGACGGCGACCACCACGGTGTCGGCGCCATAACCCCGTTTGCCAGGCATCACCACGATCGGGTTGAGCGCCAGGCGCCGGCGGTTGGGTCGCGCCCAGGTCTCGCCGCGCTGGCCGATCTTGCCGGTCACCAGCATGCGGATGTGGTCGCGCCAGTCGACCTGCGGGGCGAGGATCTCATCCACCATGCGCTGCAGGCCGGCCGGCATCTTGCCCATCGCGCGGGCCGCCGCCGCTGCTCGCGCGATCGCCTCCTTGAACTCGCTCTCGTCGGGCAGGTCCTCGCCGCCGGTCGCGGGATCGACCGGCGGGTCCAGGACGGTGTCGAAGCGGCCGGCCTCTGCCTTGGCCCGCGCGTCACCCTTGGCCCCGCGTATCGCCTTGCCGCTCTCGGCGAATGTTTTCGCGGTTCCGATGGACTGCTGACCACCGTCGCCTTCGCCCTTACCTTTTCTCGGTGGCGGCGGTGGTTGCTTGATTACTTTGAGGGTGCGCTCGTAGACGTCCTCCCACAGCTCGCTCGCCTTGATCTGCGGGTCATACAGCCAGTCGGGATTGCAAGTGCCCACGCCGGTATCGACCAGGTCGGCGTTGATGACCAAATCGGCACAGATGTTGGCGTGCTCCTGCACCCATGGCTTGCCGCGCAGGCTCCCTTCCCTGGCATAGTGTTTGAACCGCTGCGGATGACGACCCACCAAATGCGACATCTCGTGCGCCAGGATAAACACCTGCTCGCTTGGCTTGTGCGCGCAGAAATAGTCCGGGTTCAGTATCACGTGCCGCCCGTCGGTCGCTGCCGTCGGCATATCCTTGGTTATCACCAGCTTGCCGATCGAGTAGAACAGGTGAGCGTAGAACGGACAGGTGTTCATGAACGCGACGGTGGCGATGTCGATGGCGTGCTTCTGATCGTAGGTCGGCTTGACCTCGACAAATCCGTGGCTGGGCATTGGCTTACATCCCTTTTGGTTGTTAGTTACTCCGGCGGTTACGCGGCGGGCGCCGGTGCGGGTACCTCCTCCTCGCTTGTTTCGGTCCTCGTCGCCTCGGTCCGCTCGGCCTCTGCCATCATGTTGAGCGCGCCCACGATCAGCGTGGCACTCTTGTAGTGCACGCCGCGCGCCAGCACCTGCTCGGAGCCCTCGCCGTTATCCACGATATCGTAGCGCGCGTCATGCCAGGCACGATGCTCTGCATCGAGCCGCTCCCACTCAACGTTGCGCACGAACGCGTAGCGCGGCGCGACCAGCGGTCCGCGTTTAGCGGCCGGGATGAACAACACATTCCTGATGTCCACGATCTGCGACGATTTGCGTGCTGTCATAGGCGTACTCCTGCCAACAGGTAACCAAACAAAGCCCCGAGCGCGAAGCAGGCGCTCATCCAGGTCCAACGCGGTTGCGGCCGGCGCCACCACGGACGCCGCAGGCGCACGTACTCGATGTACATCTCACAGCCCCCACTGCTGCAGTTTGTCGTCGAGCGCCTTGGCCTGGGCTGCCACGTCCTTGCGGGTCGCAGGGAACTTGCGGATCTCCTGGGCCGAGACGCCGGCCAGCATCTGCTTGATGTCGGCGAGCACTTCGTCGACCCGGGGATCGAGCGTGCAGTTGAACCCCGGTAGCAAGGTCATCAGCTCGCGCACGTTGTCGACGGTCGCCTCCTTGAACAGCGCGTCGGGATCGCCCAGCCGGGCCGCCAGGTGCCCTACATGCTCGCGCACGCGCTCCCACATCGACGCCTGCGCGGACGAGGCGGCCACCTGCTGGCGCCGCTGCAGCCCCCTGGAGAGCGCCCTGAGCGCGTCCTCCGGCAGGTTGGGGAAGGCCGACGCGGGCGGTATCGGCTCGAAGTCGAAGTGCAGCTTGAACGACGCCTCAACCTGCTCCGGGGTAGGATAATCCTCGGCCTTGGCCAGTCCGGCCAGGTTGGCCTGCGCCTGGGTCACGAGTCCGGGGTAATCGTGGATGAACTGGGTGAGCTTGTCGGTGGCCACGGTGCGCAGCCGGCCCATCTCGCTGATGTATTGCTGGAAGAGGAGGTTGGGCAGCAGCCTCGGCCCCTGGTTGCGCTCGGCATGCGGATCGGCGACCCAAGGCAGGGTCAGCTTGTAGTGCACGGTGCGCGCCGCCGTGTAGGCTCCGCGCAGCTCCTTGAGTTCCTTGTCGCATCCGGCCAGCAGGTTTTTTATGTAGCGCCCGGCGTTCCCTACCGCACCCGCGTCATGCTTGAGCTTGGCGCCGATCTGAGCGTCGGTGCGCTCGCCCGACCAGAGCGAGATGCTCAGGTTCGCCAGGAGCGCCATGGACCGGACCGCGTCGGCGAGGTCCTGCCGCTCGATCGTGGAGATTGTGGATAAGTTGTCCATGGGTGCGAGATTTACGTCCTGTGAGAGTTCATTCATGAGCTTACTCCTACTACTGTAGTAAATGGGAGTCCATCCCATCGAGGGGTTGGACGCGGCCCACCTTGCCTCTTGCTATGCATTACCCAAGGCGGGGTTTGCCCATGCCTGCCGGTCTATGACTAACCAGGGGGGAACCCGGCAGGTTAGGGAGGTGAGCCATGTCGCCGTGCGCGTCCGTCACGTGTCTGGATGCCTCGGAACCCCTATTTGTCGCCTTTAGGCGCGTGCAGCGGCATTATCCACCACTCGGTGGAAACGTAGGCCTCCACCTCCTCTTTGCCGAATGCCACTGCCTTGGCGTAGCTAGCAAATGGGCCGTATACCTCGAACCCATGGATTGGATTGCCGTATAGCACAACGTACATCCTCGGCTCGTTGTGGTTTTCGCTCATGAGTGGCTCGCGATCAGCAAATCCCGATGCTTCATAAGCCAATCCCCGAAGATCCTGGTGTTGGCCACGATCCGGGCGCGCTCAGTCTGCGCGGTGATCGTGCGCATCGCCAGCACCTGCATGTCGATGTTGAGCCGCTGGATGTAGCGGAGAAGCGGTTCGTGATTATCCTCCGCCACGTGATGGGCCAGCATGAACGCGCACACCATCTGCGCATCGCGTTGTTCAGGAAGTTTGGCGCGCATCGGGTCCTTCACGATGTCGGCGATCTCCGGCAGCGCGTCGGCGTATTTCAGGTGGCTCATGAACTGCGCCCCCTCGCCGGCACCGATCCAGCCGGCCACCACCTCGCGCGCGATCACGTCGATCGGCAGCCGGTCCCGCTCGATATCGAGATCCTCGCGCAGCGCACGGAGGTCCTGGTCCATCCGCACCAGGGTCCTCGGCGTGCAGAACGGCCGATCGCCCGGCGGTACCTCGGTCTTGAACACCAGATCGGGGTTCTTATTGGCGAACGACACCGTGTAGTGGTGCGGGCGTAACTCCGGCGGTAACGCGTTGGCCCAGTCGTTCCAGGTAGGCAGATGCGGCTCGATCAGCACCTCCATTCGGCGGTTCACGATGAACGTCATCGCCCGCACGACGCCGGCGCGGTCGGACATGCGGTTGGACGCGGCGATCACCCGCCAGCCGACGGGCAGCCTATCAGTGCCCACCTGGCCGTTGAGCAGCAGCTCGGCGGCGGCTTTCTTCACCTCATCCTCGCCCTGGCCCCATTCATCGAGGAAGCACACACCGACGCGGGGCACGGGTCCCGGCCAGGCGCCCTCCAGGTAAGTTTCCGCGTCGACGTCTCCGCCATGTCCACGCGGTGCGAACACGATCATGTTGTCGCGCGTCGGCAGCCATGGCGGCTCGGAGAACACGGTGATCGGGCGCTTCTCGCCCTTCTGCGGCAGCATGAAACCCCGGATGTCCACGCTCTGGAACGTGGCGATCATGTTGGTCGTCAGCCCGACGGGCTCGTTCAGCCGGCGCGCCAGCTCGACGCAGCCCTGATACACGGTGGACGACTTGCCGATGCCCGGACCGGACACCCACTCCTGCGAATTCGCACGCACGTTGTGCTGCAACGCGGCGATATGCGTGCGCACCATCATCTGCATGGCTTGTGTAAGGTTCACGTTGGCTTACTCCTGCAGTTCTTCAACGTTGATCACGGCGTGCCCGCGCGGCCCATACTCGGTATCGTACGGCTCAATGTCACATATATCGTCCAGGCGTTTGATTGCGACGCGTTCCGCGAGATCTTCGTTGTCAGCTTCAACTTCGAAGCGGCGCCACTCCCACACTTCGGTGCGGACGGTTACGCAGTAACTCGGCATTGGCTTACTCTCCTTGTTGGTGTTTCTTACTACCGCAGTAATCATAGCAGGATCAGACCCACTACTCCAGTCCTTTCTTACAGTTTTGCCAGCTCCTCTTGTACTAATTTATCCACGTAGTCCTGCAGCCCCTGCCGGTCATCAGCATAGGAGAAGGCAGCGACCGCGAGCGAGCCGTTAAGCTTGACACACACAAGGTGCGCGGCGTGATAGGTCTCGACCCAGGCGCAGCCTGGCCCGCGCGCGTGCAGTGGGGGCGATTTGTACACGATGCGCTCGACGCCCTTGGCGCGCAGCGAGATCATGCTGGGCTGATGGTCCTCGAAGCCAGGTTTCATCTCCAGTATGGCGACATAGCGGTACGGCGCCTTGACCTTCGTGGGCATATGGGCTGATGAGTCCTTGACCACGTAGTGGGGCATCCTCGTTGCCTCGATTATTTCATCTGCACGTGGCTGATGAGCACGGCCAGTTCACCAGCGATCTGGCCGACCTGGTAGCTCAGGTTGACCACCGTGGCCAAGGTCGCGATGACCAGGGCGGCGGTGATACCGATGGCCCAGGTGAGCACGGTAAACCTGTTGCGTACTTCGGGATCCATTGGCTTACTCCTGTGGTCAGGCTACCTCATCCACCTTCAGATTGCGATTAGCTGCTGCATGAGCTGTGGCTTGCGAAGCAAGCTCACGCGAAGCGCGTTGCCAGGACGCCAGCGTGAGGCGCCGCTCGTGGGCGTGGCGCCACGCGTCGCACGGCCCTTCGTAGAGCAGCACGCTCGCCCCGCCGTCATGCGCATGCGGTGCGAGGGAAACCCGCACCATGTCCCGGTTAGCGTTGGATGCGTGATACATCACGACGTTGACCTGGCCCTCCCATGATTGGATGTGGGCGACGATGCCCGACTGCTTGGAACCGAGACGCGACGCCTCACCGCGTGCGCCCTGGATAACCGCGTGGAACTGTGCCATGTGCATTTACTCCTGTAGTAGTTCATTTCGCTTCGTGAGAGGGGCTTAGTCACGACGCCGCAGGCGGTCCATCTCCAGCTCGAAGAGGAGCCGGTCGTGGCGCAGCTGCTGCATAAATTCCATGTGGTCTAACTGGTCCTGCAACCTCCGCTGTTGTGCCTCAAGCTCATTGGCGCGGAATTCCTGATCGAATTCCAGGTCATCCAGTGTGGTGTAGGCGTGTGCGGGCGCGATGGTCACGATGCCGCATAGCAGGCCGGCCATGAAGGTATATTTCATTGGCTTACTCCTTGTGGATGTTCAGCGCACCCATCGCGATCAAGTCGTCATCCGTTGCCGGACGCTTGATGTCGAAGTCGAACGACGCTGGCGTACCGTCATCATCTATGTAGTAGGCGCTTAGGTTATCCAGGATATGATCCTGCGCCAGTTCCTGCGCTTCAAACTCATCCTTGGCAGGGATCAGCATGTCGAACGGACGCGGCTGCGACACCCAGCCTTTGATACGG